AAGCGCATCTTCAGCCTGTCGCAGCAAGCGACGCGCTTTTTCCTCTTCAGGACTGAGGTTGTACGGGTCGAATACGTGACCAGGTTGGTGTGGCATTTAGAACGCCGTTAAGAATCGTGCAGGACTTACGAGTCCAGAAGTTCCTTGTCCTGACTGATAAGTAGGAGCCTTTAAGAGTTCCGCTCGGGGATTGAAGTTATCGGAAACAAAGTTTTGAAATTGCAATGTCGGAGCTTCGCCACTTTGTATTTGTCTGGCAAGTGCAGCAAGATAACGATTTTCAAACTGTGGAAACAGGTTCGTAAAGAACTGTTGCTGGCTTGCTGGTTGCCCAAAATTAGGAATACCGCTAAAAAATGCAGCGCGTCGCCCTAGATTTGTTCCTTCAAGAAAATCTTGGTATGGGTTGGCGAAATTATTCTGCATCGGCATTGGTTAAAACCCTAACCTGGAAGCAAAGTCTCTTCCACCGAAGCCCCTACCAGCAAGGAACTGGGCAAAGTTTTGTGAATTTCCGCGCGCTCGTTGTCTTGCATATTCTCCAAATACAGCATCTTGTTGATTTCCTGCAAGTGTATTTCGTAAGTCTCGAACTAATGGAGAAATTGTATTTGTCATTTGAGCAAGCCCAAACAATTCCGCTGCTTGATTTTCAGTTTCAGGATCAATTAACTGCATCAAGCGTTCTTGTTCGGCAAGTCCACCAGCACCTTGTCCTTGTAAAGCACCGGCAATATCTTGAATTGCACGACTAGCAAGTTGTCTATTTCCAAATCCGCCTGCCCGAGACAAGAAATCTTGGAACTGAGATGTTTCATCAACGCCTGGTGTTAATCCTGCTTGTTGTTGGGCAGCAAAAGCCGCACGCGCAGGATTAAATTGACCTTGTGCAAAATTTGCAAGTAGCGGGTTAGGCCTGACTCCCCCAGCTCCACGTAAAAATTCTTGAAAAGCCCCGCGCATACTTTGTTGTTCAAGACCCGGCCTAATAGGTGCTTGAACAGTTATACCTGTTCCTATGTCATCTGGGTCTGGCCCTGTAAAGCCGTTGCCACCCATTCCGCCACCGCCACCACCGCCGCCGCTAAGACCACTAGCACCAACAATTCGAGTTCTAAATTCATCTACATTATTCGGGCTAACAAACTGTATTCCGCCGTCGTCATCATCAGCAAGTGAAATGCTCGATCCGACCCGGGTGGGATTAGCAGCATAAAGACCCGGGAAATACTGTTGAGCACGTAATTTTGCCACCGATGCGGTTGGCGCATCAATGCGAACAGAAGTGTTTCCTATTCCTACTACAAATACTGGCATTTCGTTCTCCTACCCGAGTTCCAGTCCCGGTATACCTTGTGCGTTCGGTCGCGGTACGCCCGCGTTCGCTGTTGGATCATTCGCTCCAGGCGAAGGCCCGAGTGGAGTTCCTGCTAGTGGCATTTGTTCTGGAGTCATGCCGTTTGTTGGAGACGGAGGGCTACCCATTGGAACTCCCATTGGGCCTCCCATACCGCCTGCCGGTGCTCCCATTCCCTGTGCTGCGCCCTGAACAGGATTCTGACTCATCATTTGCATGAACGCAAACTGGCGCGCCTGGTCTTCCATGAATTGCTGGGCTTTAAGCCGCTGAACCTGTTCGGCAAGGTTCTGAACAACAATCATATTCCCTGCTTCAAGCGCAGACTGAAGTTGTCCCATAAGAAGGTTCTCTGGAGTCGCAGCAGTCGCCAACTGTAAATCGACCCGGCGTTCTTCAAGTTGGGCATCCTTGAGTCGAAGAATGTCTTCCTTGATGAACGTGTCCGAGACAACCGGCCTGCCTTCAGCATTAGGCCGTCTTGCAAACTCAGCCATCATCCACTGGGCCTGATCGTCTTGCGGAAGACTGGGAACAAGTTCGACCGTGAGCGGGCCGTGTCCCTGAATCTCTTGAGGCGTGATTTCGCGTGAGAACCCTACGTTGTCGAGCAACTTGCCCGTGACTCGCAACGTCTCGTACTGGCCTGTCTCGTACTGGGCCATCAACGCCTTTACCGCTCCCTGCATACAAGCCTCGACTGCATGAGCGAACGGTCGTGCTCGGTCTCCAAGAACCGAATTAAGGATCGTAAGCGCGCGACCCGACTGGGAGCCAGAAGCAATTCCGCTCGCAGAGGGCGGTGTGCCTCCGCTAATAAGATCGGTGTTGATAAACCCGAGGTTCGTAATCGCACCGTTCTGGATCGCAGGGAGGTCGAGAAGACTTACATCCTCTCCTAACGAACTGTTAAGCGTGATCTGTCCTGCTTTATCAGGCTCTTCTTCAAGCGTGAACTCGCCACCCGCCGAAGTCGTCTTGTATATACCCGAGTTTTGCTTCGCAAGATTAGACGTAAGGATCGACTTGACCCGGTTGTCCGACTCGTAAACCGCCCGGTTCGCCGCGAAAACAGACTCGCCAAAGCCCTCAAGCCCCTGAATCTTCCGACTCTCGTTGACACCCATCGTCAAACTGAACGAAGCAGTCCCCGGGTTCGACCCGATCCCGCGAATAGTGATGGGGTCTTCTACAGAAAAGGTGTTCGCAGGCTTCTTTGCGTACTTATGCTCGCTCGGGATGATGACCGAGTTCATCCATCGACCCTTTTCCTTGCGGTAGTAATCGACAACTTCTCCTGCATGTCGTCGTTATTCGTATCTTCAGAGGTCTTGTCGAACTTGAANTCGTATTCGTCCTCTATCGCAAGGCGATTCCGCATCGTGATGATCGCAGCCCAGATCAGACCCTCCGAACCCATCTGGAAGACAAGCTGACGCGGATCAATCGGAGTCAGGTTTACTTTTGTAGACCCGTCCTGACGTTTCGTAAGGAGGTTACGGCAGGCTACCCAGCCGCCTTCTACGATTGCAAAGTGAGATAGCGTTGGCTGGAAGGGCGTAGTGCCGACCTTGACCAGGTTCTCGTCACCTAGACGAAGCATCCCAATCGCAACACGTTCGGCATCCTGGTCTACGTTGTTGGCCTGGCCCTCTTCGACTTCGGACTCGATCTTAACAATCGCAGGAGCGTAGCCGACAATCGAGATAACTTTGTCTGCATGAGTTCGTGGTTCGTTTGACGTATANGCGTCTTCGGGGGATATGCCATCACCGGCTACCGGCTCGAACGGTACAAGGGCATATCGTTCCATGTCCGCATCCATGCGGTCCCAGAGAGGTTGAAGTGCTTTCTCACGCAGTTCAATGCGTTCGAGGATTTTCTCAATAGCGTCACGTTCGGCATCACGACTCATCCGTCGCCGTGGCTCGCGCGGGCGTCCGTCATCTGCTAACCGTGCATTTTCAAGACGCGCTTCAACAGTAGTCACTTAATACCTCGTCAACGCTGCTCGCCTACGGCTGCGTATATTTCGGACATGCGGTCGTTTTGGCCCCTGGTTCGCTGTTGCGTAGCCAACCTGGTTGATCCAGAGATATGTGAGAGCCTTGATTCCATCGCAGAAATCATCTTTAGGGACTTTCCCTATCACATCACCCATGCGGTTCTTATTCCATGAGTATATGTGAGGCCGATTATCCACAGGACTCAGGCAATGCCCGAGTTCTGAAAGGATGCCGGTACACCGAGGGTGGAACAGAACCTTCGGCTCACGAAACTCCGGGTCGTACTGAAGCATCGTGTTAAAGCGGTCAATACCCGGTTGGATATTAACCCTTTCGTGCATAAGTGTAAGGCCTGTTTTCTTTTGCCACACCTCTGTATTGGATTCCTGCGCGCCCGCGTGGAATGACCCGGCTATGTCGATAACCCCGATTTTCTTCGGATTCTTCCACCAGTATTGATCCATCGCCTTCTGGCATATCTCGTCTACCGTCATGTGATGTTCGTAAATCTGGTCGATAACGTGCCATTGCTGGAATGACCGACCGTCAGGACGCTGGATGTTCTTTTTCTGCGCCACGACAATCGCGTAATTAGACGATGCACCCGAATACCCGGGGTCCATACCGAGATAAATCGGCAATGCAGGATCGTATTCAACCTCTTTGACGTGAACAGTGGAGTCGAACCTGTCGTGAACACGACCGCTCGGAGGACTCGGAACGGCGAGATACCGCTCCATGAACAACGCTTCGGGCAGTTCACGCTCCAGTTGCTTGAGTTGCGTGTTTTCCGCACCTCCAGGCCACGCAAACGGGTTGTCCTGGGATCGGAATGAGAAGACCGCAGCCTTGTCTAACGCGGCCTCTGTCTCGGACTTCCACTTCATATACTGGGTCGGATACCAGCCGAGAGAGCCTTCCAGGGTTCCCGACATGATGAGTTGTCCGAACTTCCCGTTGGACTGGCCTCGTATCTGGCCGAGGCGACCTTGCGCCCTGAGATAGAAGTCGTGGGAAAGCAGCGCAGCTTCGCAGGCGAGTATCCAAACCGGCCCTTCCGCGCGCATCGCGTTCATAGGGTCTCCGACAGACTTCGTTTCTATCTTGAAAGTCTTGCCGTTTGGCGTGGGAATCTCGATTGAACCGGGGTCGATACGGGCGGTTTGCCTGAATCCCCCCTCTTTTCCCCTTGTCTGGGCTATCTCGGGCATCTGCATAAGCCATTCGCCTATGCAATCGCGCATTTCGGTCGCCGTCAGGTTGTAGTTATCCGCAACAACCCACGCAACATTCCCGCCCGCGTCTAAAGGATAGGTGGATATAAATTCCAACGCGAGAAGATACGCCTTCATCGCCGTTGTGGTGGTCTTCGCACCCCGGTCCCCGCCGCAAACAAGGTACGTTTCCGCCGTATCGTTGAAGATGAACTCTTCGTGAACCGCAGACGGGGCTACCCAACCCTGCCCCGGATGACCGACAGGGTCGGAATCGTCAAGTTGCGACCAGAGCGCGCGTATGACAGGTTCAGATAGCACAATCGGAAGTGTAACAAAGTGAAATGACCTGCCCCGGAGATATACGTACCTTATTGGAGAGAAGGTACTCGGGGCAGGCCACAGGAGGGATGCGGCTATGACCCCGCACAAAAAGGAGTGTATCAGGTCGCAGAGACAAATCTGTGATACAGTTCTCGTACTGCCTCCTGCTCTTGCGACCTATATGTTTGAGCATTGGGGCAGTAACGCAGGAGCCGGGGGCTTTTTCTTTTGGCAAAACGCAAAAATCGTGGGATGTTCGGGAAAGGCTTATCATTCATGGCCTTCTTGGATGACGCTGTCTGTGGCCTCAAAGCAACACAGAAGGGACGCGAGTTCATCTGCTTTAAGTGGAAAGGCCACAACGGAAACCACAAGATGTACGGCGGTCTTAAATACAACTAATTCCCCGTTAAGCAAATACAACCCCCGCAACAAAACCTGGCAATGCCGGTAGCGAAGCAAGCGCAATCCCGTTCTCGCGCTGCCTGTTCCAGCAAGAACTAAAACTGCTCACAACTCAACACACCCCCCTTCCTCACGCGGTTGCTGAAGCGAGCAAAGCGAGCGAAAGCAACAACACAAAGCAACAGCACAAAACCCCGATCCTACCAATAAGGCTCGTAGTTAA